GTTTGAATATAATCGCCAATTAAACCATCTACCAGACTTATTTTTATTAGAAAGGAGAATGATATGACAGCAGATATTAGAGTGCGGTTACTTGAAAGAGTAGAAGAAGGCGCGATCGATAAAGACAAACTGATTTTAGCGATGGCTAAATACCTACCAACTAACCAAATTGTCGAAATGTTAGATATGAATAACATGACCGAGATCGTTACCCCACCTGTACTTTTACGGAGGGTTTATTTTGATTCCGCACATAGTTGGTTAGAAGTTAACTATCAAGAATTAATTGACCTCGGCATTACAAAACGTATAACTAATTGGAGTTATCGGGACGACAAAAAAGTTTATCTCGAAGAAGATATCGACGCAGGTACTTATATCGACGCTGTAAAAGAACAACGAGGTTTTGTTGTTACTACCTTACCGTTTTTGAATATTAGAGATAACCATCTTAGAAACCCTGAAGATAGGGTAAACCCGCGAAAACTAGAGCGGTTCTATTTAGATTATGACGAGGTTATGCCACTCGGCGATGCCGAAAACTTGGTAGGTTGGATGGATAAATATAAATCAGGAGAAAATAAATGAATGCAGAAACATGTGTATTGTGTAAAGGTGATATCGAAATACAAAAAACCCCCGAAGGTAAAGTATTTTGGACTAAAGGCCATAACCCTAGCCCCCTAGCAGAAGAAGGCGAGTGTTGTGGAACGTGTAACGCAGTTAGAGTTATCCCTGAACGATTAAAACGAGCTGGTTATCACCAGCTTTAGGAGGTTTAATGAATATTGATCGAGCAAGAGAACTCGACGATGCTAAACGTATCGAAGAAATAGAAGGAGGGGATATATTCCCCCCCTGTAAAGAATGCGGAGCAGAATCGAAACAAATAACCGATATCGACGAAGATACAAACCAACCGTATCTCGTTCATCTCGATTGTAGACGATGTGACGCGATACAAAGCGTCGAGCATTTTTTACAACACTCACTTGGCCTTGACCACGAAATTATTAAAGGCGATAACGATGATAAATTCGTTGTCGAAATTTACGGGTTAGATCGATGAGTACGATAAGTCGGCAGAGTTTAGAAACTCTGCTGGTTTTAGCTGAAAATGCAGAAAGTACTAAGGCATTTGAAGAACTAACAGCCGTACTTGAAGAAATACGCGCCGAAGAAAAACGACAGAAAGTAAGTAACACTAGATGGTTTCTCGGGTTACTCTTCGGCAATCGGGTTTAGTGCTTTACTATCGGCGTAATCCTTAGTAAAGTACTAATAACGCCGCGCTTACGGGCGCGGATTATAAACTAGAAAGAGAGAATGTTATGAATCATCAGTTTGATGCACACGATACAGAGTATAGAGTAGTACGAGAGCAGTTCGAGCATATCGGCTTTAGTAGCCATTTAGCGCGTAGGTTACACGACCTTATGAAAGATGCCCACGTAGAATTACTTACGCTAGGCGGTTCAATACCTAACGAAGCGATAGACCAGTTCCCTGAGATCGTTACGTTAGCGAAAACTTACGCAGCGTGGAATTTACGCGCCGACCCTATCCCTGACCGCATAGCTTACCGCTCCGATGCAGCCGCTAACCACGCGCTGATCGACGACCAAATACATATCGAGCGTACTACCGCGTTACGCGATCGGTTGATAGTAGAAAAGCACCAAGCACACGATTGGGATGTTAGAGAAAAGCATTTAGGTCACCACATTCACGAGCTTACTTACGATATGACAGTATTGCTAGATAAAGTAAAAGTAACCCCCGCTAGATTATCCGTCGACGATATCGACGATGATCGATGCGAGTCTGATTACGCCGACGAGTACCACCAAGGTGCCTAAGCGTTATAAACCACTAGGTCGGAGTCGAGTTTATACTCGACCCTTCCGAGAGATATCGACTGTCCCTCGGATCGACGACCATCGAGAAAAGTACCCGTCTAGACCTGTAACGATGGATTGCACTAGTAAACGCGAGTCGCGTCCAGCGATTAACGTAACGATTGCACCAGCGTATAACAAAGGCGCGTACCAAGTTATTCCCCATTCAGATATTAAACACATAGGAAGATGACATGAGAAATGAAGTAGGTTGCACCCCTCGAGACGTAGCGCATTCTAAAATTTTAGATTTTTTAGACACCGAGATATGCGTCGCAGCTAAGGAAGTTGAATGGGGACTTAGTGATGCGTTTGAAAAACAAACACTTAAATGCCAAATAACAATTTATAAACAATTACGATCCCGCTGGAACCACGACGACTCAGGCACAATAGACCGACTCGAAGAATCGTTATTCTCGGGTTAGTGCTTTACCGTCGCTTAGTCGCGGTTTATAATAGCCTTTACCGCGCCGCCTACGGGCGCGGGATTTTTAAACATTAGAAAGATAGAAAGGAACGAAAAATGCAAAACATTCAAATAGAAAACCTATTAGATTATTTTACCGAAAACGATAACTGGGAAGAATTAAGTTACCCAGGATCTGAAGAGATCCAGCATTTTAAGAAAGGTGCTTATAAAGTTAACTCCAACGAACTACCCGACTATGAAGAACTATACGAGTTACTCGAAAAAGATTTACGGGTAACTGATTTAGAAAAACATAAGTTCGAAACAGTAGTTAACGAAATATGGATTTTTAAGATTGACGTAGGGAACGGAGAACCTATTAGAGTTTACCAGATTGACGTATGGACTTACCACGATGTGACCCCTTACGAAATACGCCGATGGGATATCGGATTGATAGGCTGCTAGATTTACCGCCCCTACGGGGGCGTTTACTTAGAAAGGAGAATGGTATGACTAACGTATTAGCTATACGAACAGACGGCTACTCGAAAAACCTAGATAAAACTAGGATCGATAACGCCAAAATGATGTCGACTGGCCCGTGGAACGTAAACCCCAAACGACTGATCGACAACCAATGCTGGATTGTACTTTACCGAAACAACTACCCTGACGTGATCGCCACGATTAGAAAACCATGGTGGGTCGAGCCGATTAATAATAGATACCTGATACAGCTGCACTTTAATTACGCTACGACGGTACGCGAAGATTTGCGATACGACTGTGAACCGTGGAACGGGAAACGCAATCCGATGTACTACACAACATTCGAAAAGATCTTCCCTAACGATATGCACGAAGATTATTTAGAAATGAATCCAGCACCAGAATGGTCAGATACCGAATTGTTCGGAGAAGTACGACCGACGACACCTGTATGGCACGCAGCTACACAAACATACCAAGTACATATTTAGGAAGGAGGTCAGATGATCGATTACAACAATTTATTCCGCATTGCTCGAGAACAATTTTGGCAATTTAGACCGTCGGAAGATACATTCGAACTCTGGGCGCAAAAACATACAGTGATCGACCATGTCGGACAAGCGTTATTAGTACGACTAGATATCGACGTACAAACAGAAGACGAAAGCATTGTAGAGTTTCACGATGAGATCTGGATTATAGATAACGGAGGCGATACGCTATTACTTAACAATAACAACGATGTCAGAGATTTTGAAGAATTATTAGAAATAGCACTGAACGAAAGACAAGGGGGATACTAGTGGATATTAACCTAGAAACTTATTTAAAACCCGCGAAACAAGTTATCGCGATTAACCCAAAATATCAGCAGTTAGTTACAAAATACTGCGAAGCACATCGCAGAGTAGACTTTCACGTTGACTGCGCAGCTCGACTCGAAGATGACGAGACTACGATGGGTTCCGAATATTCCAAACACCTTAAAGCAGAAGAAAAGTGGCATAGCCGCGCTTGCGAAATAGAATTAGAACTGCCGCAACGAGAATTAGCGCACCTTTGGAAAGTATTCTACAACCTGATAGACGCAGAAAACTCGCGACTTTCGGCTTAGTGCTTTACCGTCCTTTTATCGGGGGTTATAATTAGGCTAACCGCGCCCTTACGGGCGTAGGATTTTTAACTAGAAAGATAGAAAGGAACGAAAAATGCAAGACTTACGATTAGAAGAATATACCGTAAACCATATTATGACCGAAGGCTTTACCACCGAAAAAAGGTTTAGCCCCGAGTTAGTCGCAATACTTACAAAAGCTACGCGAAACGAAGGCATGGACGCTTGTGTAGAATTACGTAATTTAGAAGACGACGGACAAGAACATTATTATATGCCAGAAAACAGCGAATACATCCCAGTGACCCAATGGTGTTCCGAAGAAGAAGAGACCGAACCACAAGTTTGGTCGATATTTATGTTTAACGACCCAGTTACGAAAAGTACGCGAATGATTGGCTGGATATGTGATAGCCATTGCGAAGCATACTTACGAAAGATTGTTTAACTTACCCGCCCCTACGGGGGCATTTACCCTAGAAAGGAAAAAAGAAATGGATATTAAAGAAGCAATGAAAATTGTAGCCTATAACGTGATTGTTAACGGAAACGAAGAAATCGAATTAGCCCTACAAACAGTAGAAAAAACATTAGGGTTAGAACCAGTAATTAGCCACGGCAATGGCGAATCGTTTCATTACAAAGACCTTGAAATAGAGTAACCGCTAACCGCGATTAGAGAATAGCCCACCTCGAGTGGGCTTTTTTGTGCCTATTAAAAGATTAGAGATATTGCGTATATTGTCTATCTGAAAGAAAAACTTTTTTTTATTTTTTTAACTTAGAAGAGCAATAAAGTAATAGAAGTAATAGAGTTGATGAAGAAAGCTCTATAGACCGAGAGTCGGGGGCCGTGTTGAGGGTTGAGAGGAAGTAATAGAAAACGTATTAGTTATTGAAACTGAAACAGTGAATAGAGTAGAGAGGCCGCGAGCGAAATCTTTTTATTCTTTATTATTTTATTTATTTTAGAATATAGTTCTCTCATCGAAACCGTTCGGATCCATTGAATGAAAGACCTACAGTACACTCCGCTAACACCATCAGATGACGGCATGGGTTATATCGACTCGGATGGTAAGAGATGGCAACCGCTAAACCCAAAGCAAAAGAAGTTCGCCAGAGAGTATTTAAAAGGCCAAAACGCTACCGAAGCAGCCGTTAAAGCAGGGTATACGAAGAATCGAGCAGCAGCCAAACGACAAGGCAGCGTCTTACTGAACCACAACCCGTTACTCCGAAACTATCTGATAGACCAGGAAATCAAGGAGGCAGAGAGGGATAGAGTTTCTATGGAGGGACACCTATCCGCGCTTCATGACTTGAGGGAAGAGGCACGCGAGTCGGGACAGATTAACGCAGCCATTACAGCCGAGATCCATCGAGGCAAGGTCGGAGGGTTGTACATCGATCGACGCGAGGTCTTGACCGCTAAGATCGACGGACTATCCAAGGATCAGCTGATCGATCGACTCGGAGCACTGATCACGAAACGAGTACCGCAAACGATCGAGGGACAGATCACGAATCGACTCGGATCGACCGACGGATCGACTGATCGAGAACCAGTATTAGTTGATCGACGGATCGACTGATCGATCGACTCGAGATCGACGGATCGATCGATCGATCGAGCCATTGAACCAGCGACGGAGCGATTGACCCACAGACCACGACCCACGGACGGCGAGCCAGCGAGGGACGGATTGACGGAGCGGTTGAGCGAAACGGTTGGGATTAGCCGCGACTGATGGAAACAGTTAGGATTCGTGCCAACGGATTTGTTAAGGCGCGCCACTTAAAGAAACAGGTTACATCTGTTCTAACACATTGGTTATGCTGCGCCCCTCACCTATATAGGTAGGCAGTTAACTATATAAGCCTCCTATACTATATATAAGCGTTGCAAGTCAAGGTATCTAATTAAGTTTATTTAAGGTTATAATACAGCTTGTGGCATGGCACTAACGCCTAAACAACCGCCACTTAAAGGAAATGTTATGAACACTAAGACAAACAAAGCAACAGAGCAGACAGTAGAGCAGGCAATGACTAACCTTAATAATAAAGGTTCACAGTTTAAGCCTAAGCCTAGTGATCTTGAAAAGAAACGCGCCCAAGCAATGCCTGACCTTAACGTAAGTAAGGCGGCCAAAGCTAAGGGTGACGTTAAATACCTACCTAGTGAATTGGGCAAAGTATCTCACTCGCCTCAAATGGAGATGACTATATACGGTTACTTTCACCTGTGTAATGAGCGAGGCTTAGTAGCTGGTGAGGCTTGGATCTCTAAGCAAGACATTAACGACGCGGTTATTGTTGACTTTAGAAGCGGAAGTGATGGTAAGACTCACTATACTTGGTTTAATTTCAAAACAGGTGAGACGTTAGTAGATGAGTATGTACAAGATACCATTGCTCAGTACGGGGCGGTAGGTAATAAAAAGCGTTATGAAATCATAGCTAAACAACGCTAACCACTAACCACTAACCAACTAACTAAGGGGCGGCTAATCACCGCCCCTTTTTTTATCTGTTAGCTAACAGTTTAACTAAGGGGCGCGCACCACTTAACCTAACGGTTAGACTAAGCTGCCCGCCGCTGATGCTAACGGTTTGCCTAAGCTGCCCGCCGCATAACCTAACGGTTAGCCCTGCCGCATAACCTAACGGTTAGCGCGAGGGGGTATACCCCCC